TCGCGTAGTCCCTCGACCCAGCCGGTATAGACGCCTAAATCATGCACGCTAAAGTCCGGGCCAGGATGGACAATTAGAACACGCATTCGCCTTATCACCTCCCTTCGTACAACAAAGGGAGGCTGGCTCCAGCAGGCCGCAGCCCCGGTAAAATCAGGGTTAGCCCGGCTGTGCCGACCAGGGCAGCAGCCGGGCCTGACGCAGATCGGACCTGCGCTGTGACTGATACTACCGAACGCTGGCTGCCCATACCGGGCCACGAGGGCTTCTACGACGTCAGCGACCTCGGCCGGGTACGCAGCATCCGGCACATGACCGCGGCAGGCTGGCGGGGCGGCAAGATACTCGCTCAGTGGCCCGATAAAGACGGCTACTACCGCGTCAACCTGAGCCGTTACGGAAAGATCACTCAGGCAGCCGTGCACGTCCTGGTACTGCGAGCCTTTGCTGGCGAACCGGCACCTGGGCAGGAAGCCCGGCACGGCCCGAACGGTAAGCAGGACAACCGCGCCGCCGAGCTGTGCTGGGGCACTGGGCTGGAGCAGGCTGCCGACAAGCACCGCGACGGAACGATGGCTCGCGGGGAGCGTCAGGGCAACGCCAAGCTAACTACCGCGTGTGTCATTGAAATCCGTTCCCGGGCTGCTCAGGGGGAAGACCTGTGGGTACTGGCCGTTCAGTTCAACATCAGTAATGAGCACACCAGGCGGATCATTCTCCGGGAGTTCTGGGCGTGGCTGGACTGATCTGCTAGGCTCGCCGCACACGGCCAAAACGAGCCAGAGCTACAGGCCACTGAACGAGCACGACCCCCTGCAGGGTCAAGGCAATCAGACCTGAGCGAGCGCCGTACGGAGCACAGCACAGAGAAGGCCCCCGGTTGCGCGCAGACCAGGGGCCTTCGTCCGTTGATCAGGCGTAAGACCTGGGCGCACGTAGCCTGAGTGACGTTGATCAGCGAGCGGTCCACGAGGTGCCGCACCGCGATCTCGATCAGCTCCTGAACGCATCCGGCGGCGTCGCGCCAGACTTCGCGTCCGCTGAACCTGACAACCAGCCAGCCGTCCCGCTGGAATGCCCTCTGCCGGGCTCGGTCCTTGGTCAGGTCCTCTTGACTGGAGTGGTGCTGGAAGCTGTCCACCTCAATCGCGATCTTGACGTGCGGAAACAGCCGCACGGCAAAATCTGCCCTGTAGCGGCGCCCGCCTAGCGGCACGGGATGCTCCTCCACGAGCCAGTCCGCGGCGGTGAGCCCCGGGATTGCGTCGTTGGCTGCATGCCAGAGACGATCCTGGAGGCGGGAAGGATGCGTGACAAACCCGCGGGAGGTCATCACACCCGCGCATCCCGGGCAATACGCCTCGTCGTGAACCCACAACGGACTACTCGGGATACCTTCTCCGCACCTCGTGCAGCGGTCGAATGTGTCGATGTCCATCACGAGGTCACCCGCGCGAAGCCAGGGCCGCCCATCCGCTCGATGATGACCGTCTCGGGAGGCTGGTACGGCGCAGGCTCCGGGTCGAGCCGCAGGGCAGCTTCCAGGGCCTCCAGGAGAGCGACGGCCCGCTGCTCCCGGATGATGCGCCGGATGAGGATTTGCGCCGGGAGCGGGATCTCCTGCACGTAGGCGGCAGCCTGTGCGGTGGCGGAACTTAGGGCATGACTGTCGGACGCCATCGACGTCCCCTCTCTTGACGGGTTCTCGGGTCGGAGCTGCGCTGACTGGGGCCAGCAAGTGAAGCGTGTCACCACTAACGCAGATGAGCGATCCGCATCAATAGATACCAGTAGGCATCATTAGGTACATATAGATGTCATAGGTAACATTGAAGCCGCAAGCGTTATCTATTTGTGACATTAGCTTCCTGCTCCGCCACCCAGGCCCGGACGTCCGCCTCCCACCACCTAAGCTCCCTGCCCACGGGAAAGCCGCGTGGGCCGTATTCCCTCCGCCTCCACCCGGTTAGGGTCTCTGGCTCTATCTTTATAAAATCTGCGGCCTGTTTAGTCGTCCACAGTTCACCCCGCGAATTGTTCTGAACGACACTACTGCCTTCGATAATAATTTCGTTCGAGCCTTTTACTTCTGGGTAGCTTGCCATGGTGCTTTCATCCGGTCGTACCTCCGGCTCCGAGTCTCGCTGTTACCGCATTTCCAGGGCGGTTGGCTCAGCAGCGGGGCTGGCCTCGGCAATGAATACGCCCGCCGCACCTGGCAGTGGGAGGCACGGATGGCAACGGCTGAACTGGGCTGGCTCAGCAAGATCTTGGTTTAACAGAATTCTGCAGGCAGTCCTCATGAGGGCACGATCAGGACACGCATCACCTCCTCTCCTATATGCACCCGCAGTTGCAGGAGATCCGGGCGCCGAAGTAGATGATGCCGCCGTACTCCACCCGGCCGTACGCGTCGGCGGTGACCGGCTCGCACCATTCCACCGTGCCGCCCAGCGAGGGGTCTTTCAGGATCGCGGCCGGGATCGACTGGCCGCTGCCGTCGCCGTGGTCGATGCCGAGGTAGGCGTCCAGCGCCCGCTGGCTGGCGTCTACCGGGGCGGCGTCGGTGATGAGGACGAGCACCATCAGGTTGAGCGTGAAGTTCTCGTCCATGGTGGTGCCGTACAGCAGGAACGGGCCTGCCCGCCCGGGCAGCACGACGGCGCACGGCGGGGTGATCTGGTCCCGGGCCTGGCCGAGCGCCCGGAGCCCGGTGTACTGCGTGATCTGCGCGGCCAGCGCGTTGGTGATCGCCACCAGGTCAGCCATGATTCCTCCCCGGGGGCGCCGGGACCGTCGCGTCGTAGATCTCGTTCATCGCGTCCCTGCCGACGAAGCAGCACAGCGGCTGGAAGCGCTTGAGGGCCGCGGTCAGGTTGGCTGCGTCACCCCCGGCGGCGTCGGCGACCGCGGGCATGTTCACCGCCGCGTCGAACAGCCGCATCATCGCGGGCGCCGCGCCCTTCGGCCATTGCGCCTTGTACGGCTTCAGGTGCCGGTCGCACCACAGGTCCCAGTCCAGCCGCACCGGGGGGCGCTCGCCGGCCATCAGATGTCCAGGTGGATGTAGGGCTCGGCTTTGCGGACCTCAACCCGGGGGCCGTCCGTCTTCACCTCGTCCGGCCTGACGCCGTAAGCCTCGGCCCAGCCGTTCAGGGCTGCCTCCAGCCGTCGTTTCAGCACGGCCTCGGCCTCCGCGGGCAGGTCGTCAAGGCGGGTCCAGCTCGCGCGCAGCTTCACGGTCACGGTCCGGATCCGGTTCAGGGTTCCCATCGCGTCATCGACCAGGCACTGCTCATCAGGCGCCATCAGGCTCGTCACCCTCTCCGGCCGGCCCCGTTTCCCAGGTCATGAACCCGGTATGGCGGAACCCGGCGCGCTTCAGCTCCCGCGCCGTGCGCGGCCAGGTGATCAGGTCGTAGACCTTCCAGGCGATGTATGCCGGGAGCGGGTAGAGCCGCGCGCCGGACTCGCCCTTGCCCGCGTGCTCAGCCATCCGTGACCTCCCGTATCCCGGACCGGGTGGCCCAGAGGCGGACCCGGTTCCCGTCCAGCTGCTCGGCATGGTCGACCGGGAAGGACCACCGCTTGCCGCCGATGGTGGCGGTGAGCACGGCTCCGGGCGGGGCGTCCGCGGCGGGGTTCGGCTTGTCGTACGTGTCGATCTCCACCGGCACCAGCTCCGGCACCCCGGCGAGAAGCCCGGCCGCGACCTCGCTGTCGTACGTGCCGTAAAACGTGCCGCTGGCCTCGCGCAGCCCGGCGACGTACTCGTGCTCATCCATAGGTGCTCAGCTCCAGGCTGGCCCAGCCGTCCGGCGGCGCGGTCACCCAGTCCTCCGGGTCCTTGCCGGCGTTCGGGCAGCCGCTGCCGTGGCCGCCGCCGCCCTCCGCGAAGCAGACCAGGCACTCCGGTACGCCGTGCAGGCTGCCGGTGCCGCCGCGGCCGATCTTCCCGTGGTCCGCGTCGTCGTAGGCAAACGGCTCCGGAGCCGGGCCGTCCGGGTTCAGCGGCCCGGCGGCGGTCGGCCCGGCCGGGCTGGCGGGCTCCGGCTCGCCCGGGCTCAGCGGCCCCGCGGCGGTCGGCCCCGGATCGGGCTTCCTGCCCCGGCGCTTGCGGGAAGGGCTCACTTCGGGGGCTTCTTGCCGGCTGCGGGCTTCTTGCTGGCTGCGGGCGGGGCCGGCTTGCCGGGCGCTGGCTTGCCGCTGGGCGCGGGCGGGGCCGGCTTGCCGGGCGGCGGCTTACCGGGTGCTCCCTGGCCGAACGGCGGGGCCTGCTTCCCGGCGAACGGCGCGGCCCCGGCAGTACCGGGCTTGGCTGGCGTCTTGCCCTTGGCGGGCTTAGCGGGGGGCTTGCTGGGTGGCATGTGTCCTCCTGTGTGTTACTGCGGGGCTCCCTCGCAGCAGTTCTCTTTCAGCCCGCAGGCCGGGCAGCGCCACCGGCACGCCACCGGGTCGTACGGCCGGCCGCAGCCGTCGCAGGGCTTCACTCCGCCTCCCACTCCAGCCACCAGGCTTCGGCGGGCGCGGCGCCGTCATGCAGCAGCCGGCACCAGGGCACCAGCAGCCCCCACGAGATCGCACCCCGGTCGCCGTCCGGGTGCGCGAGCACGGCGTGGTAGCCCTGCGGCAGCTGCAGCCCGTAGACCAGGCCGGGCACCGGGGTGTCCGTGTCGCACTGCTCGAAGTGGGCTAGTTTCTCCCCGGACCCCGGGAACCCTTCCGCCCGGAGGTATTCGAGCAGGTCAGCCATGGTCGCGTCCTGGACGGTTTTCCAGAGCTCCAGCACGTTCTCGTCCGGCACCCAGGCCCCGGTGAACGCGGCCAGGTGCTCGGCGACGGCGACAGGCCCGCAGACCGGCAGGGCGTGCAGGTCCAGCGGGGCAGTCCAGGTGTCCGGCGCGGGGGCTTTGGCGGCCTTCTTGGTGACGTACGTCTTGCCCTGCGAACGGGCGTGCGTGGCCTGCCGGGCCTTGGCTACGTTCCGCCGGGACGCGGCCAGCTGCTTCTCGGTCCGCGGCCTGCCCTTCAGCGCCTTCCGCGCCTTAACCAGGTTGCCCCGGTCCGCGGCGAGCTGCTTCGCGGAGATCTTGGATACCCTCTGGGCCGCGGGTTTAGCTGCCACGCCGTACCCGCCAGCAGAACCAGAGGGGCCAGCCTGTGACCGACCCGATGATCACGCCGATGAGGAAGCTGCTGAGGATCACCGGCCACGCCCCCCGCTTCCGCGGACGCTGCCGCCTGCCTTCGGGATGATCACCGGCACCAGCGCGGAGCAGTTCGCGGTGGTCAGCACGAATGCCATCAGATGCCAACTTTTCGAGACCCGTTCACGTACGGGGTCAGCTGCTCGATGATCCAGGGATTCAGGTTTGCTCTCACGACACCGAGCTCACCCACCCCGGCAATGCCAAAAGGCGCGTCCTTGAACTTGAAGATGTCCGCGGACAGCATCCGGCATGCCTCGGTGACCGCCCACGGGACGGACGGCCAGCCCCACGGGCCGGTGATCTGCACCCGGTCCAGGTTGGCGTACGGCCAGGTGAACGGCAGGTACTTGCCGCTGGAGATGACCTGCAGCTGCTGGAACGGCCGCGCGGTCCCGGTGGAGTTCGGGTTGAAATTCTGGTTGCCGTAGCGCAGCGTATAGTCGGCGCCACGGGTCCACGGGTCCTCGTAGATCCCGTCGCCGTCCTGGTCGACCGCGACCGCGATGGACGGGTCATCGACCAGGTCGTCAATCTCGAGGAGCCACACGTTTTCCGGCTGGAAGGTGCGGGTCTCCGTAACGCGGTTGAAGTGCCGGCCCGTATGCTCGTTGATCCAGCCGGTCGCCGCCGCGATGGCGGTCTGCAGCGCGTAGTCCTCGGCGGAGTCGGCGATGCCGAGGCGGTCCCGCATCTCCTCCAGGCCCACGTACCACAGCTGGGAGGTTTTCTCCGGCATGACCCGCCAGGTGCCGGGCTGGACATCGGAGACGGTCCCGGTGCCGACCCACTCATATCCCCACAGCCCGTCGACCCCGGCCTTGGCGGGCGAGCACGGCACGGACAGCGTGTACTTGCCGGTGCCGACCTTGACCACGTCGGGCGGGATGGCGCCCAGGTACGTGTGGGTGACCACGGCACCGGACGGCTCGGTGACGATGCAGGCGACGGTCAGCGGGTCAGCCGGCAGCCCAGCGGCATTGGTGAACGTGTTCGCCAGCAGCGCGACCTCGTTGGCGTTGTCGTAAATAGAAGACCGTGGCGGTCATCAGGGCATCACCTCCTCACGTGACGGTGTTCGGGGCAACGGGCAGCCGGCGCCGGCCGGGAAAGTTCGCGGTGATCACGCCGTTGACGGCCAGGGTGACGCGCTTGCGCAGGGCTCCCTCGTCCGCGCGGACCTGCACGACCCGGGTCCCGTCCGGTGCCCAGTCCCGGAACGCGGGCAGGAGCTCACCGTCGACGCTGATCTCGATGCGGGCCAGCTCGTCCCCGTCGTAGGGGATCATCAGCCAGCCGTCGTGCCAGCGCGGCCCGCTCACAAAATCACGACCGTGTCCGCCGCGCGGATGAGGTCCTGGGTGGCGGTCTGCACGAGCACCCAGCGCTGGTAGGTCCCGGCGGACAGGTTGACGTCCGCGCCGGCTTTCGGCCCGATCCGCGCCACCACGTCCAGCTCGCCGGGGATAGCCAGCGCGTCCGGCGGAACCTTGATCCCGTCCGCGAGGGTGACGGTGATGAACTCGCTGACCAGCGGGATGTGGGTCGGGTCGGTGTTGTGGTAGACGCCGACCGTGGTGATGTCGGTCTTGGCGCCGCGCAGCAGCGTGATCGCGTTGGAGGTGTACTCGGTCCCGGTGTGGTACAGCGTGACGGCCATCGGACCCGCCTGTCGCAGGTGCCCTAGCCCGGGAACGAGGATGGCCACGTCCGCTGCCTGTGCTCATTCTACGGCCCGCCCTCGCCCGTGGTAGGAGCTACAGTGAGGGTCCGCTGCGTGCCGCCGGCTGCCGTGATGGTGGCGTTCGCCGGCCCGGTCCCGCCGGGTGCCGCCAGGGTCCGGGCGTTGCCTGCCGCGGCCATGGTCAGCCGGGTCGGCGAGACGGTCAGCGCGGTGAGCATCGCCGGGCCGGACACCCGCGGCTGCTGCGCGACCCCGGTCCCGGCAGCGAGCCCGGCCGGGGCATACGCGAATGCCGTGCTCCTCGCGGTCCCGGTCCCGGGTGCGAGCCTGGCAGGAGCGACGACCGTGAACGGGACGCCCGGCGCGGTACCTGCGCCCGTGGCGATCCCGGCCGGGGCGTTCGTGGCGTTCAGGACCTCGACGTCGATCCAGTAGTTCTGGGTACTGCCCGCGGTGGGGCTGGCGACCGGAGCGTACAGGTACGGGTAACGGTCGGGCGGCCCCTGGGTGAACGTGGGCTGCCCGGCCAGGGTGGTGCCATCGGTGAACGGGGGCGTGGAACCGCCGAAGCTGCCGTTGTAGTTATAGGCCAGGCTGGCGCCGGCCAGGTTCGGCGCGGACAGCGGCCCCCAGGTAATCCCGTTCCCGCCCTCGCCGTTGCGCCAGTAATCGGTATTAGCGTCCTTAGCGCCCCAGTTGTCTGGTGTGGCGGCGCTGTTGTAGACGGAGACCTTGTACTTTCCGGCCGGGAGCACGACCCCGCTGAACGAGCAGGACACCCAGCCGGACGCGGCGGCACCGGACCAGGACGGCGAGGTGTTGCTGGCCGCCAGGGTCCCGGTCAGGCCGCCCCCGGTGATAGACCAGATGTTCGCGGCGGTGGCCAGCTGGGCGGTGCCAGGCGGGGAGAAGTACCACACTTTGGTCAGCGCGCACGACGTGCTCAGCGCGAACTCCGTGGCGATGTCATAGTTGACCGGCGAGTCCGTCGTGGTCAGGCTGTTCGTGTCGGCCTTGCCCGGCCACAGCCGGTACGGCCCGGCGAACCCGGCCGGGCCAGTGTCGCTGACCTGGACATCCATCCAGAAGTTGCCGCTGTTGGATCCGGCGGCGGGCATGGTCACGGACGGATCGGTACCAGCGGTGGAGAATACGCCCTGCGGGGTGCCGTACGGCTCGCCCCTGGTGCCGATGCCCGGCTGATCGGAGTACGCGGACAGGAGCCCGTTCGTGATCCCGGCCGTGTGCCCCCCGGTGCCGAACGAGTCAGCCGCCCCGGTTCCGGCCCCGGACGTGTCGGAGTCCTCGAAGCCGTGCACGGCCGTCCAGCCGGTGCACGCGTTGTAGGCGGTGCCGATAGCCAGCGGGACCGGGCCGGGCAGGGCCACGAAATTCCACTGCCCGGCCGTCAGCGTGCCGGAGGTGACCGTCGCGGCGGGCAGCAGCACCCCGGACCCGGCGCCCTTAATCGTCCAGAGCGCGAATTTACGCGCCGTCGTGTCGCCGCCCGTGGCGACCCATTTCCAGTACCCGGTGAACCACATGCCGCCGGAGGTGACCTTGAACAAGACGCCGCACAGGAAATTACCGCTGTAGGAAACGGGGCTGGACGGCCCGTTCGTGGCAGGGAACAGCCGGTACGTCGTCATCGCGTGCTCACCGACGCCTTCGTGCCCGCGGCCTCGCCGACCGTGCTGCCCCCGGACTGGTACGGCTGGGTAACGGCGGTGCCAGCGCTGTAGCCCTTGATCACGGTGGCGGAGGCGAAGATATCCGGCACGATCGCCGCGCCGGCCGCCGCAGCCAGCCCGGCCGGGATGAGCGCGTGCAGCAGCGGCGATGG